AGTCACTTTCAGCAAGTCCATCATCTGCATATAATTCTGCAGAGTTCAAATCTAATGAAACCTTACAGTCAATAGCTTTTCCACATTGTAGAGCACCATTGTAGCTTTCAGTTTCTTCATCTAAGATTCCATATCTAAAATTCTTTAATCCTATTCTTGCCATATTTATCTCATCCTTTCTTTTTCAAATTCTATGGTCTTATGATATAGTCCTGTGTCTTTTTCAAACATGTCAGGGCTACATCCTGTTCTGATAAAATTATTGTCATTCATTATTTCAATTATTTTGTTTTCTATTGCTAAATAGTTTTTATCACTAAAAATATCAATATCAACACTTACCACACTTCCGATTTCCTTATCATCTCCAAATAGTGATGGTTCATCATTTGTAAATGTATAAGTCACATATGTTTTGTTTCTGCCTGTGTACTCTATGTATTCGACAGGAACTTCTTTTTCCTCAACGATCAAGTTATCTAATATTTGTTTTAATAGTTGATAATCATTCATCTTTGATATACCTTTCTTGAACTTTTAACATTGCATTTGTTATGGCTGATTCCTGTTTGAATGCTTTTCTAAAAAATGGTTTTTTCTTTTCTCCTCGACTTGTACCATATTCTCTTGCTAATGCTATAAGTGGTATTGGAGTTCCATCTTCTTTGTATCCATAAAAACCTACCTTAGTATTAATTCCATCATCACTCTTTGTCCTATATGATTTCGTAACCTTAAGTCCTTTTTCCAATGAAGTTGTATCTTTGAAGCTAGATTTCATATTTGATTTAACTGCTTTATAAACAACTTCAGCTCCTGCCTGTGTCATTTCTCCTAGCATCTTTTCTGAGTTATCTGCTATGTCATTAAAGTTTTTGATAAGTTCATTTGGAAGTTCAATTTTAAATCCTGCCATTACTTTGTTACTTCCTTAGCTTGTATTTCTAATTCGATGTTTTCTTCATCAACATTGTTCAAATACTCGATTGTGTATTCTTTAGAATTAAATTCTATTATCATGTCACGAGTTATTTTTGTCTTTGGATATCTGATTGTGAAGTTTGTATATGCTTTTTCAAAATCAGAATTGTTGGCTATTAGTGTAAAACCTTTTGTTGTTTTAACATTAGCCCAAGTTTTAAGGAGAAGTGTTTTAGTTGGATTTTTAAACCCACTAGCATCTTCTCCTTTTGTTACTTGGTATATTGATATTTGTTTATTATATTTACCTGCATTTAACATACATTGTTGTTCGAGTGCATTCCAAGTATGGTTTCTACAACTTTATTTAGATTTGATTTATCCACATATAAAGTTCTATTGTCATACATGTCCTGACATAAAATATAAACCACAATTATAAAATCTTCGTGGTCATCTAAATTCTCGACTCCTGTATTGTCTTTTATAAATGCTTTAGCAATTGATAATAATTGATTTAATAATTTTTTATCAGTTTCACTTATTTCACTTAATCTGATATAGTCAGCTATATCTTGATATGTTAATGTACTAACTTTCATTAGTATCCCTCCTATTCTTTGAGGTAGTGCCTGAACAACAAATGAGATTATTCATTTGTTTTATCTTTTGGTTCTTCATCAGGTTGTGATTCAGAATCTTTTTCTTCTGCTAATTGGTTTTGTGCTTCTTCTAATTGAGTTTTTAAATCAGCTATTTCCTTTTCTAAATCCTCAATAGTTTTTTTCAATGCTTCATTCTCTTTTTTTAGTTCATTTGAACTTTGAGTTTTTGCATTATATTCTTCAATGTATCCTGCTCTTAGTAATTCCTTAATGATTTTTTTATCTTTTATTTCAATTACTTTTCCTTTTGTTCCTGATACAACACCACTAAAACTTTTAGTAACTATATACATTAGTCATCCTCCTATTCAGCTGTAGCTTCTGAAGCACACACTAATTTAGCAATTTTTTGAGCATCTTCTACTTTAGAATCAAATTCCATCCATGCTACAACACCTACTGCATGTTGGTCAGCATATTTTTCTCTTAACACTTCGATTTCTAATTCTTCTACGAACTTAGTAGCAAGTCCAGACATATCTCCATAATAGATAATTGTATTTCCTGCTCCAATATCTTTCATGTTATCTGATTCATAAACAGGTTTACCAAGTAATGTATAACTGAAGTCATTAGTTAAATCATCTTGAAGTAGATATCTATCATTTCCATCTTTTAATAATGCTACTGCTGTTAATGTTTCAGGTGACATTACCCATATAGCATTCTTTTGGAATCTTTGTTTTACTTTTCTTTTTGTCTTAACAATTTCATCTGCTGTAATTGTTATTGGACTAGCAGTTTGAACTTCTAATTTAACACCTGTAGATAATCCCTCGATTTTTCCATCAGTGCCATTTAATAATTCATTTTCAACGAATAATGCAATAGCTTCTGCCATGATATTAATTACTTCGTTTACGATATTAAAATCACTATTATTTACTAATGATTTAGAAATTTTTGCTAATGCTCCTGCTAAATATCCTGTTAATTCAATGTTAGTAAATTTACCAATATTGCTTTCTAAAGATTTGAATTCAGTAGCATATGCCATATTAACTTTTGATGTACTATCTTCTGAATAATATGGGATTTCCAATTTTCCTTTAACATTGTACTTAGTAGATTTTTCTAAGATTGGTGAAATATCATAAACCTTTTTAATAATCTTCTTAGCAATTGATACAGGAATTACTGCTCCATTATCTCCTTTAGTTAAATTTACATCTGCTCTTTCTTCTGCTAACACACCACGAATATATTTTTCGAATGCTTTTTCTTCTTGTAGAGCTCTTTCTTCATTCTCTTTCATTTCTTCTTCCTCCTTTTTAGCTTCTTCTTGTTCTTCCTCTTTTGGTTCTTCAGTTAATTCACGACCTTTAGTGATTGCACTAATAGTTTCATTAATTAAACTAATTTCACTTTCTAACTTTTTGAAAAGTTCATTTTCATCTTCAGTAAATGCTCTTTCTTCTGCTTTCACAGTATTTAATAAAGTTTCTACTTCATTTTGCTTTTCAGCTCTTTGCTCAGTTAATGCTTTTAAATTTTTATCTTTCATAATTTTCTCCTCCTAATTTCCTTTCATCTTTCTGATTCTTTCTTCGTATTCCGAATAATCTATTTTTTCAACTTTCCTTTCGGTTGGTTGTTCAGGCACATCCTTAATGTCTACCTCACTAAATTCTTCAGTTCGGTATTCAATAACTTTTACCTCATCATCCCTCATTTCGATACTTGTACCGATGTATGCAGGGTATTTTCTATCATCAATAATTGAGACTTCTAATAGCTCCAAATCTCGGACAGTTCTTTCTTCTATACCATCCTCATTTGTTTTTCTATCTTCCTTATTACAAAAAAAACCAAATGACCAACCTCTCAGTTTGTTCTCTTTGGCTTTTTGAATAACTTCAGTATCATCAATTTCAACAATAGCTCTTAGTCCGATGTTGTCTTCATATAACTTAGCTTTACCACTTTTGGTGTCAGCTAACTCACGATCATGTTCATGATTCAGTAATACTTTGACATTATCGGTTTTCTCTAATGCTCTTTGAAAAACACCTGACCTTATTTTTTCTATAAATTGACCTCTAGTGTCATATAAGATTTTAGATGCTCTTTCAACTGCATTTACATATCCATCAACAATTATTTTGTTGCTTCTAACTTCCACTCTCATTTCCACCACCTCCATTCTGCATATCTACTATGGCATTTGTATTCGGTGTGTAATACTTACCTGTATTTGTATCGAATACAACATTGGCTAGATTTAATGTGATGACATCTAATCCATCAATGCTGTCATAGTCTTCTAGGTATCTAATTTCATTCTTTGAAATCCATCCTGTTTCTGATGCAACTTTATATGCTTCGTATCTCTCTTTGATATTTCCACGATTTATTTCTCTTGTATCAAATTCAAAATAAAAAGACTCTTTCTCTTTCTCGAGTAAAAAGTCTTTGTTTAGGGCTGTCTTGATAGCTGTTAGAATTGGCATTATTGCATCTTTCATAAACTCATCAAAGTTATCCCTGTTATGGAATATATTATTTATCTCATCTTGTAGAGTCTTCTTTCTTTCATTTAATTGAAGTTCAACTGTTGTACTTGAACCCTCTTTAAAATCCATCCCCTCATTTAGCACTATTGCATTTTCACTTTTATTTGAATAAAGGTTAGCCCATGCTTTCTTTAAAAGTTCTATTTCTTTTTCTCCCAGCTTTCTTTGTGAAGTTATAAATCCTTTTTTTGCTCCACCTGTTTTGACTAATCCTAGCTCATACAAAAGCGTCTGATATGCATTTTCTATTGCTGTGGATAATTCAGATGTAACACTTCTCCCTTTACCACCATTCTTAGTGCTTCTAAGAATAGTTACAAAGTTAAATGTTTCATAAGTCTTCCCCTGCACCATATAAACAACATCTTTAAATATGGGGTCATGATTTGATTGTACCGAGATGTTTGTTGCATCTACATATCTTAAACTCTTAAATTTGTTTTTTGATTTTTCAATAAATAAATATCCACCAACATCTAACAAGTAATCTTGTACCCATGCTTTCTTCATTTGATATGCATCTAAGGTATCTCCTGATTCAACATTCAACATCCTGACTCGTGGGTCATTTCTAACTTCCTCAACTCTTCGTTTACCATTTTCATCTATGGTTTCCTGATAGAGCTTTATTGGTATCATTGCTACTGTATTACATATTCGGTCTACTGCACTTGATACTGCAGGAAGTGAGAGTGCTTTGTCTTTATCAATTTTTTCTCCCTTTAACATTGCTTGAAGTAATACATCATTTACTACCTCATCAGTATTAGTTACTTCTGATTCTCTTTTCCTAAAGAGATTAAATAATTTCATTTCACACCTCCTATTCTATTACCTGTACAAAGAAGTCATCATTATCTAGGAATACATCTTGTTGTAATAAATAAACACCATTTATTAAAGCTACAACCATATCGACTTTTCCCTGACTTCTTTTCTTTGTGATGTACCTATTCATGTTTGTATCATAAGTACATCGTGCATTTTCAAAATTAATTTCTAGCAACTTATTTTCTTCATAACGGAATTTTCTATCCAAGATTTTTTCATACAATAATTTAGTTGGACTATGTAATGTATCACTATGTTGCCTTACCTGTATTGTGTTATATTT